GACGCCGTAGATGCGCAGCCGCACCCCGACGTGGTCGGCGGTGAAGACCGCAGCCGAGGCCGTGATGGTGGCGCCAGCGCCGGAGAGCGCGGACGACTTGAGCGCGATCGTCTCCGCCGCGAACTTGTAATAGGGCTGATAGGTCTTCGTGTTGTCGAGCGAGTTCTCGAAGTCGATGTAGCTCGCCGTGAAGGTGGTCAGCCCGGTGCGGGTGATGACACGCGGCTTGTTGTCGGGGTGGAACACGAACATCGTGTCGGCGAGCTGCGCGAAGGTCAGCTCCCAAACCTCGTCGGCGGTCCAGTTGCCCGCCACGTCATCGATTTCGACGCCGTCGGCATCGTAAATCGTGCAATGGCTGGCGCGGAACGCGAAGATATAAACCTCGTCCTGGTCGAAGACGAAGCGCTCGAGGCGGCACAGGCCGGGCAGCGGCGCGACCGTCCAGGTGCCGGGCCGGCGCTCGACGCCGCCGGTGTTGAGAATGCGCACGTTGGTCAGGGTGCGCGCCCCGTTCTGGTAGGCGCCGGTATCGACGCGCACGCGCATGTCGGGGTCGATCTCCCCGCTCGAGAAGTTCGTCTGGACCGTGTGAATGCGGGACATCAGCGTGCCGACTTGAACCGGCTCTGGCGCACGGTCGGGGCGGTCTGGGACTGGCTGTCGAGCAGCCGGGCTTGGCGCAGCGCGCGATCGGCGAGCGTCTGGGCCTTGGCGGCGAGCGCCTCCTGGGCGGTCACGGGAAAGGCGAAGCGGGCCGCGAGCTCCTTCTCGACGGCACCGCGGAAGTACGGCGGCCAGTAGGCCTCGAGCGTGCGGACCGTGTAGGTGCAGTAGACCTCGTTGGTCTCATCCGCGTTGCAGCGGATGGTGTTCTCGCCGAGCTCGAACTCGATCGGCACGTCGTCGATGGTGACGCGGTGAACCACCAGCGCCCCCGAGGGGCGGGTGTATTCGGCATCCCAGTCAGAGACGGGTTCGGCCGCGAGCCGCGACATCTGCGCGGTGGTCTGCGCGAAGTGCCAGCGCCGGCCGCCGAGCATGTCGGTGACGGTCGCCTCGTAGAGCAGTTTGGCGGTGCGCGAGGCCGTGGTGTTCTGATTGAAAGAGGTGATCGGCGCTTCGCCGAGCAGGACCAGGGCACGCGAACAGATGTCGATATCGGTGTCGGCCATCGATGCCCCAGATGTGTATTCGTGTGGAGAGTGGGGGGCGCGGATGGCGCCCCCCGATCGTCATTAGGTGGCGGTGACACCCTCGACCGCGACGGTCGTGACCGTGGTCGCGCCGGTGGCCGAGTTCACGAACGCGACGTCGATCGAAGCGAGCGTGTTGCCGAGGATGAGGATCACGTCGCCCTGCTTGAGCTGCTTGGTGACGGTGCTGAAGTAGCCCGACGCGATGACCGTGGCGGCAGTGTCGGCGCCGGCCGAGTAGATGAAGAGACCTTCGGCAACCTTGCGAAGGCCGGTCTGTGCGAATGCCATCGTGGCAATCCTTGCAAAAGAGATCAGGGCCCGGGGGATCACTCCCCCAGGCTGTGGGATTACTCGCCGCCCGAGAACGAGGTGGCGCCGTAGGACTGGACTTCGTAGATGCCGTTGTTGTCGATCAGAACCGCACCCTGCTGGAGGTAGGCGGTCACGAGGTGAGCGACCTTCTCCGGGATGTAGTTGATCTCCGACTTCACGTCCTGGCCGCTGGCGAAGCCGAGCGCCGTCTTGTGGAAGAAGTAGTTCTTCCGGATCGTGGTCGACACGACCGGCACGCCGGAGTGGACGAACCACATGAACGACAGCCAGCGCTTGGCCACCATGCCGCCCTGGAACGGCAGGTCCTCGGACTTGATGTAGTCCGCGGAGGTGAAGGCGGCCTGCGTGAGCAGGTCGATCCACGCCGACGGGGCGATCACGGCATAACGCTCGCCGTCATCCGGCACGTCGTTGTTGCCGAAAGACTCGAACACCGTCTCGATCTTGGCGCGCGAGGCTGCGGTCGCGAGGCCGACGGTGCCGCCCTCGGACGTGACGCTGGTGCAGGTGTCCATCGTCTCGAAGAGGATCTGGTCGGACTTGCGGCCCATCGCGCCGGCAATCGCATTGGCGACCACGGCCCGCTCGTCGTGCTCGATGCGGAGCTCGTCGAGCTTGTCGACGTAATCCGCAGCGTAGTAGTCGGCGAGGGTCGCGGTGAGGGGCGTGTGGTCGAGCGACATCGTCGGAACGTTGCCGTGGCGGGTCTTCTGACCGGCCGAGCCCTTCCCGATCTTCTGGAAGGTCGTGGTGTTCTTGACGTTGTTCTTCTTCCGCACGCAGTTGGTCAGCTTCGAGCCCATCCGCTGATAGGCCGTATGAACTTCGGCCTCGAACTGGGCAGCGAAGCTGTTGGAGATTGTCGCGCTCATGGCGAATGATCCTGGCAAGAGGGGAGGTGTCGGACCTCAGCCAGGTGTGTCCGCCGCGCTCGTCGTCGGGTATGTCCTTGCGGGCCCTCGGAGCTTGAACGGGCCTATGCGGGCCGTGCTCTCGCTCTAACCCACCCCCTCGGGGGGCGGGATGCACTCTTGGGGAGAGAGATGAGGGTCAACATCATCGGCGGCCCGGCCGCCGGCCAGGTCGCCCACTGGGACGGTCAGTCGTTCCTCGAGGTCATCATCCGGCAGCCGATCCCCGACCGGCCGATCGAGAGCCTGACCGCCGAGACGGTGAGCTATACGAAGGCGCTCTACCAGCCGGTGACGTTTCACCTGCCCGACAGCGATGAGTTTGTCGTCCTGGTCCCCGCGGAGTGGAGCCTGAAGGAGGCGCCCCGGAGGATGCTGAACGAACTCATCGAGGGCTACTTCGAGCACATCAAGACCTGGTCGGGCTGGCCATCATGAAGGCGCCTCCGGTTCGGACGAACCCGTAGCGCTCATAGAGGCGCTCGATGCCGGGGTTTCCGGTGGAGACGACGTGCTGATGGGCAAGAGCTCCCTGAGCTTCGCCCCATTCAACCATCGCTCGCACAAACCGAGACGCGATGGTTCCGTTCCGGAATGGTTTGCGCACGAAGACGGACAGGTCAGTGCAGAGACGCCCTGGCCCCAGGAGAGACGGCACCATGGTGGCGAAGCAGTACCCTCGCAGTCCAGCCGACCCATCCGCGACCCACCCCCTGACAGTGAAGCTGTTCATGATCAATGCCACATGATCGGCGTCGAACGGAAGCCCCCGGTGCAGCGGGCTCTCGGCCCGCAGCTCGTCGACCATCGCGAGGACGTCGAGGGTGTCGGTCCGGTTAAAATCGCGGATCATTCCGGCTCGTAGATCGTGAGGAAGATCTCGGGCTTCACGGGATAAACCTCGCCCGCCGTGCCGCGGATGATCCAGTCGCCGCGCTCGGCCGTGAGGTCGCCCTCGAGGGTCGGGATGACGAGCTTGCCGTCCTGAAAATTGAACACCCGCTCGTACTCCGACTCGATCTCGACCTTGCTGGCCATCGAGCCGGTGAACTGGATCGCCTCGACGACGACGGGCTTCTTGCGATAGCGGATATTGACGGGCATGGAACCTCCTCAGAGCGGCGATGAAGACAACCAGAATTGTCCTCGAACTCGATCTTGCCTACCCGGACGACACCAGCCAGGAAACCGCTCTCGCGGCCGTGGCCGAATATCTGGCGATCCGCAACGATGTTCTGCCGCTCCCGATCGGCCACCTTCCCGGGGCCCGCACCATCGATCTGATCCGGCTGCAGATCCGGTTCACGGATCGCGAGCAGCGCCTGAGCGACGCCCTCCAGCAGCTCGTCACGGCGGTCCATGTCGCCAAGACGATCTTGCAGGAGGACGAGGACTAGGCGGCGCTCTGGCTCTCGAACCACGTCTCGACTTCCCGCACGAAGGCCGGATCGCGCTTGCGCGGATCGAAGTAGCGCGGGTCCTTCATCATCGCGTGGACCTCTTCCTTGGTCTTGCGCGCGGCGCCGGTGAGCGGGATCGGCTTCACGTCCTCGCCGAGCGGCTTGCCCGATGCCAGAGCCTGGAGCTTCTCGATGACCTTGACCCCGGCCGCGGTCGTGGCGACCAGAGCGAGTGCGTCACGTTCAGCCGGATCTGTGAACGTGGAGACGACGAAATTCTCGGCCGCCTGTACGCGCGCAGACGCATTCTCACCCAGCTTCGCGAGCTCGGCCTCGGGTTTAGGTGCAGCAGCAGCCAGCGCCCCCACCACCTTGGCGGCCAGTCCATTGAAGCCCTCCTGATCGAGCCCGCTCTCGTAAGCGATCTCACGGATCACCGGGGTCAGGGGATGCACCTTCAGAAATTCGGGGTCGTAGCCCTCGACGGTCGGCACATAAGCGTCGGCGGCCGGCGGACGCTTGGCCAGGCGCTCGTCCTCCCAGGCCTGCTTGCCTTTTCCGCGCGCCGTTTCCAGCGTCAGGTAGGCCTTGCCGAGGTCCTCGAGGCGGGCCGACTTTTTCTCCGGGTCCCAGAACTTTTCCGGGATGAACTCGGGCCGGTCAGAGGAGGGGGTCGTAGCGGGTGTCGGCGGCGTTGCGACGCCGGCCGGGACGGCCGGGGTCGGGGCGGGCGGTGCTGCGGTGCTGCTCACGATGATGGGCCTCGATGCGCTGTTCGATGATCGCCACCAGGTGGCGCATTCCTTCCCGGTGGCGCAGGCCGGCGTCCGAAATCTCCGGGCCAGCGACGAAATTCACGGTGATCGAGCGCAGATAGGCCAGAACCTCCACCCCCCCGGGGGAGCGGAAGAGCATCGCCAGCGCCTCGTTGATCTTGCGATGGGCCGCGGCCGAGCGGACGATCCCGTCCGGGCCGGGCTCAGCCTTGGATGTCGGCTTGGCCTGTGGGTCCGTCACCTGTCACCTGTTCCGGGGCCGCGTTCATCTGCCCGAGCTGCTGCACGATCTGCGCCCGGTTGGTTTTCGAGCGCACCACCTTCTTGGGCACGTTCATCTTCTCGGCAAGCCAGTCGGCCGCGGCCTCGCCGTCGATCAACACGTTCTTCATCTGCGGCCCGAACTGCATCGTGATGGTCTGGCCGAACTGGTTGAAGTTGTTCACGTCGACCTGGTTCTGCGCTTGCGCGAGCGGCGAGGTCGCGACGATCTTGAGGTGCCCGCCCTGCGAGGGCAGCGGCAGCGTGATCAGGTTCTTCTTCTTCAGGATGTAGAGGATGCGCCGCACCAGCGGCTGCACGAGCTCGGCCTGCAGCCGGCCGAACGCCGCTCCCATCTGGCGCGCGAGGTCGGCCTGGCGCTCGGCGACCTCGGTGGCCGACATCGGGGTCTTGCCGGGATTGCCGAGCATGTCGTTGAACAGCGCCCGCTTGATGTTGGCCCGCATGTCGTTGAGCACGAGCTGGGCCACGTCGAAGTTTCCAGCAGGTGCAAGGGCCTTGAGACCTCCGGATCCAGGGGCCACAGGGAAAATGGTGCCGGGGACCAGGCGGGCGGTATCAGCATTGAGCACCCCGTCGTCCTCGGCGGTCCAGATCCCGGCAATCGCCATCTCGGCGTTCTCGAGGATCAACTCGATCGTGAGGTTGGTGGTTTTGGTCGCCGGCATGGCGTTGAGCAACGGGCCGCGGCCCCAGGCCTCGCCGGCCAGCTTCGCCCAGCGAAAGCCGATGTACGGGCACGAGCCCGCGCCTCTATACCTTTCGCCATAGAGCAGCGCCGGGCCGCCGGTCTCGAGCACGACCTCGCGGATGTAGACTTCCTCGTTGGGCTCCCCGTAGTCGCGGCGGATGCACTCGATGACCTGCACGACCGGATCGTCGCCGGCGCCCGAGACCGCCTTCTCGTAGGCCTCGATCATCGACATCGGGATCTTTGCCCGCGGGTAGCGGACCCGCAGCTGCGACAGCCGGTAGCCGTTCTT